GTCGTTTTTCTCTTTAGTGATTTCTTCTATACGCTCGGTTGCTTTTGTATCATTTAAGTTTGGGTCTATTATTTGAAGAGCTTCTTTTTGAGTGATAAGCCCTAGTGCCATTCTTTTCTCAATGTTTTCTAGAACTTCTTTATCAGTGATTAATACTTTAGGCTTTTGGAATGTAATACTCATGTCTTGATCTTTAAGGATATTATCGCTTTCACTTTCTAGGTATGCTTGAACTATCGAGTATACCTCACTTTCAACGTCTGCATATATTTGCTGATTAGAAGTAATAATATCTTGAACATCGGCTTGTGCAATCATTCTTTCTATGCCGCTTGAATAAGTAGCACTGCCTTTAATCGCTGATAAATCTAAACCATGCTCACTTGCAACGGCTTCAGCGTAATCATAAATAACTTGACTCATCCCAGTTAAATCAGGATTAGCATTTATATAACTAGCATCTGGTTGCTGTTCGACATTTTCTTTTAGAGGCAATGTTAAAGCAATGTCCCAACCCATTTCAATTTCAGATAAGTCTAATCCCTCTGGCTTCTTTAAAACAAATTGACCAAAACCATGCTTCTCTGATGCCGTTAATAAGCAAGACAATCTAGCATTGAGCTCAATTGATTGATCTGTTAATGGATTAATAAACGGTAAATCTATCGCACTTGACTTGGATGCAAACACAAATGGAAGTCTCTCTAATGGATTTAAATTAGCAGGGTTGCCTTCACTGGGGACTAAGTACATTTCTTTTACAGGATTATTGTCAGCGTCTTTAGTTACCGTAACTTTCCATACTACCTGGTGGGTTGCCGTCCACATAGCATAGACTTTAGTTTGTGCAGAAGTGTCGGCTTGATCTTCGGCAACTAGCTGCTCAATACCATCAGCACCACCGGTGATCTCTGTGTCAGGATAATTTAATATAACAGCTAATAGCTCACCTGTTCTTTGATCTCTGATAACTGCAAACTCAAAGCCTTTTAGACTTCTAAGCTTGAACTTCTCTTCTTCTTTACATACCCATAGCAAACCAAATCTTTGGCGGTTAAAGTCTTTGTCAAACTCTTTATAAGCAAGATCAAACTTGCCCTCTTGATATATCTCTGACTGTCTTTCTTGAGCAGTTTCGTTTTCTATATGCCTAATAGGACTTTCTTTATACGCTTTAGATTGTTTAGACAGTATTTTACCCGAGAAGCTAACATCACTAATTGCCATTTTCTTATAAGACACTTCATAACTTGCCATTAATCTATCAGTAACAAACTCTTTCTGAGCACCCTCGCTTACCTTGTAAGCCTTATACTCATCGTCTCGGCGCTGTGATACATCAATCGACTCAATGTCAGTGATAATCTTTTTAGCAACTTCTTTCTGTGTAATGTCCATTATCTTATTCCTTTTGGAGACTCCCAAGTTTTAGGACTCATAGGCTCATGATACCAGAGGCCGTAACCAAGCGCATCTGAAATATGAGTTAACAAAGGGTCGGTCTTTTGATTTAACTTACCGTCTTTCCAAGATACCTTCTCAAAATCATTAATAAGTTTTTTGCATTTAGGCGATATCTTAACTCTCATGTCAGTTAATAATCTATTAACATTATTCGTTCTGTCAAAAACTATGGGATTATGCGTAGAATTCACTTTAAAGCCACACTCACGCATTATATCGAAATCAGAGCTGCCACTCGTCTTTCTGTTTTTCGCTGTACTATCAGGGATTACCTCTGCACCTTTATATTTTTGCTTACCTAGATGGTGACAAAGTTTATATGTATCACTGTTTCTTAAAAACACCTCGTCAAAGAAATGAAACTCATTATTTACTATCTGAAATAAAACCCCTGTTAACGGGTCAACATTCCAGTCACCTGCATAATATATAGTGCCAGCTATGCGTTTAACATTATCATCGACATGCTTATCTCTACTAAAAGTATAGTAGACTTGCCCATCACTTGAGTCGGCATACTCTCCATGTAAAAACCTTGCTCTCTCTTTTTCTGGCAAGCCTTCTAATATCTCGATATAGTCAGGGTCGATGTTATCTAAGTTATCGATTGGATTCATTAACATAGAACCATAATTATCTGGCTTAGCTAATGGCTCGTTATCTACTGGGTTAAGTTTTTTCTCAAACAACCAATAAGAAAAATGCGCTTTAGCAGGTGGGTTACAAGAATAAAATACTCGTTTCTTTAATATATTTCTCTCTGCTAATCTTGATATCGCTACTTGGATAGAACTATAAGATATCTCGGATATCTCATCAAAATAAATACTGGAAAATTCCATTCCTAAAATTCTATCTGCTCTAGCATCATCTAATCCGAACATCCATATTTCAGAGCCATTAGGTAACGTGATAAAATGATCACTCTTGTTCCAGCTCACTGGTAAATTAGGAAAAGCTAATTGTAATACTTTAGGGAGCGTGTCCATGAATACAGAACGCTTAACTGCTGCGAATGTATTTCTAACTACTGCGTGTCTTGATTTTGTTTTTGATGCCCTTACTATTAGTGCATAGATAATAATTGCTGTTTTACCACTTCTTGCACCACCATATAATAAAGTATGTGGCTTACTTGATAGCAATCGAATTGCTTCTTTTTGTTTATCTGTTTTAGTGAATGAACCCACTATAGATCGCTATCTTCTTTACTTATCGTTATCCCAATGGCATTGCCACCACTAGTAACATCTACATCTTGCTTATCTCGCCAAGAATAAACGTTTTTTCCAAACCAAACTGCAGCAGTATTATTAAAGTTAGGTATCTTTCCATGCGTAGCTGCCCAAATAGTTTTCTCGTAGGTGAGCAACCCTTTAGGCAAGCCAATCTTTTTGGAATCGGAAAACTCAGTATGAACCTTAACCCATTCATATAAAGTATCGAAGTGTACACCAACAACGCCAGCGAATGACTTAAAACTTAAGCCGCTTGCCATGTGGTCTATTAGCATCTGGCAATACTCTGGTTTATAATTAGTGGGTCTACCTCCAGACATCAATCAACCGCCTTGTCTAAATGTTCACGCATCATCATTAACTGAACCTTTTCCAGCTCAAAGTCTATCTCTGTAGGTGTTGCGTTTGTATCTGCTATTAGTTCTTGTAGTGAGATTGTAAATTCTTGGAGAGTCATTTTTTTCTCATTGATAATAGTTTTTTATAAGCTATTTTATTGCAGTATACTTTTTCAGTTGCACTCGTGACTCCCTTTGCTGACATAGTTGATTTAACTTCTTTCTTCCAAATTAATTTAAATCTTTTATCGCTTATATTGTATTCAGAAATGAATATTGGGTGAGGTGAATTTGCTGCCCAATTAAAAAACTCGGCATGATTAAAGTTTTTATTCTTATCATATTCTCCAGTGCCCAAATAAGGAATGTCGCAGTAGATAATAGAGTTATCTTTTATCGGCACTAACCTATAATCGCTGGCGTAAAGTTCGAGCTGTTCGAGCCGTTCGAGCTGTTCGAGCCGTTCGAGCCGTTGGAGCTGTTGGAGCCGTTCGAGCTGTTCGAGCCGCTGGAGGTCAAGTCGCTTGCCTTTATTGACTTTAATTTTATTCTTACAAAAAAGCCTTCTATCTTTCATGCTAACTCCTTCCTTAAATGAATCAAACCCGAAAAAGCTTTCAGCAAAAGAATCAAACTCACTAAATACTATTGCTTGATGTAGTGACCTCTTATCGCTCTCAATATCTTCCCCGAATAAATAGTCTTTTCCATTATTTCCAAACGACCAAATTAACTTAGTATAAGCACAAGTTTCTTTATTCTTAAAAAAATCTTCTCTTGAAATAAACTTAGGTTTAAACACGTTATAACTATACTTACCCTTGATCGCATCTTGAATTAACCCTGGCACCCCTTTCCTAATCTCATTAAAATGAAACTGCTTAAAAGATTTTCTTCTATGAACCAACATCGCATGAGTCATGCTAAAGCCACCACCAAACAAATCGTAAAAGTTGTCACTAGGGGGAAATAGTTTACAAATATCTTTTCCTATCTTAGATTTTGAGCCTTGATATGGGATACCGTAATTCATAGCTCTTTAACCATAAACCCTTTAGAAGTTAGGTCATCATATAAATCTCTTAAGTCTAGTTCATTTCCTAATTGCACTTCTAATTTAAATTTCTTATTACCGTCATCACTTAATTGCTGTTCTTCATCAACGTCAAATTCAGGCATTTGCTCTATACTTGGTAATTGAATATCTAGATCAAGCTCACTTATTTCATCTAAGCTCAGTGTAAATGTATCGCTAATCACATCTAGATCGAAAACTCCAAACGTGCTATTACTCGCAAGCACTATCGACTCTTCTTCTTTTTTCGTTAATTCTCTATTAGGCACCATGCAATCAACTAAATGATCTGAAGGGAATTTCTCAAGTAGAGCTCTGTTGCGCTGATTACCTGAAATTATTTCTTTGCGGTTAAAATTCAAGGTTAACGGTTGGAATAATCCAAAATTGTCTAGAGACTTTTTAAGACTATCATACTTAGTTGAGCTTATCGTTCTTGGGTTGTTTTCATATAGGTTTAACTCACCTAAAGGAATCTTTGCGGCTTGCCATTCTATCATAAATTAATCCTTGCTTTCGCAACATCGCTATTCAGCAAGTTATAATTTATCGAACGTCAAGACTTTTGTCAATTTTACATGTTTAGGCTGAATACGTGTTCTGGTTAAATAGGTAAAAGAGAGATAAGCAGCGATACTCATTGCGTTAAGTCAAACCACTTATCTCTCAATTCTAGCGCATCAATAACAATATGGGAGGTCAAAAGATGCAACTCGAATATATAGTAGAATAACTGATAATTGTTCTATTTCTTTTAGATAATTGTAAATTTTACAAGTGAGATTTAATTCTATATAGTTTATGAACTTAAAAATAACAAAGCCTCTGGTGAGCTAGTAACTCATTATCCAAAGGCTCTATAACGAAACGAATGAGATGCCAGAATACAAAAAAACTTACAAAATTTCAATTACAAAATATAAAACTAACCAAGTTAAAAGGATTAACTATGGCTTCAGGTAGAAAGGATTACTTTAGACATTCTGTCCACGCTTATAACGATGAGAAAATGCAGCAACTAAGAGATGAGGGGGGGCTAGAGGCGATAGCTATTTTTTGGATAACTATGGAGCTATGTGGCAGAGAATATACACAGAGCGGCGAGCGTGAAAATTTCATCTTTAGGCAGAGTTACCTAGCTCGAACCGTCGGCAAACGTTGGCCCTACCTCGAGGTTACCTACAGGTTACTGTCTCGGTGCGGTTTGGTAACCTTAAAGTTAGTTGGAGATACCGCCGAGCTTTACATACCTAACTTCAAGAAATTTATAGGATCATATACAATTGAAGAACCATTGAACAAGGTTGTTAAAACCCCTAATAAAAAGAAAAGAAAAGAAAAGAAAGGAAAGGAAGAGAAAACACCCTCTAAATTAAATATTGTTGTTGATGAAAATAAGCTAACGCATGTTGATATAAAATACCACTTACCAGACTTAGCAGAGTCGGCTCACCAAACTATTATGCTATGCGATAGAGATAAGTTTCTCACATTCGTAAAAGAATATGGTGACGCAACAGTTGAGGACTATGCACAGAGATTGCATGATTATGTTGAATCTACTGGTAAAAAGTACAAATGCTATGTATCTGCCATGCGGACTTGGGCTAGAAAAGATGGATTAGATAAATTACCCGATATAGCAGAATTAGAAAAGGCTTTCGGTCATTGTGGGGTACCAATAGTAAAATGAATTATTATAGCATCTACATGGACGACCAAGAATTATCTGAACTAAAAGATATTAGTGCCACTATTAAGCATAAATCACACTATAATTTCTTAACAACACATAGAGGATTTAGAGATGGGAAAATGCATGTGCTTATGGGCCCCACTCATGCCGGTAAATCCACTTTAGTTAGATCAATTGTAGTTGATTACTTAGAATTTAACCCCGATAGAAACATATTAGTTTGGTTGTCAGAGGAAAGTGCGTCTGATTTTGCCACTGAGTTTTATGCTAGTGGATATGACCCTGATAAAGTTGACAACCTTTGGGTTTGTAGCGAGCAAGATGATAAGGTAAATAATTTTAATAAGCTAAAAGAATTTATTGAGTCGGGTAAATGCGACATGGTTGTTATCGACAACTTAACTACGTCAAATTTTTATATGGACACATCAGTTAAGGCCCAAGGCGATATGGCAAAAGAGATTAAGCGGCTGGCCCAAGCCTACGAAGTACCTATGCTTATAATTGTTCACACAGGTGCTGCTGCAGGAATGAATGTAAATAGACTTTTAGATGTAAACGATATTAGAGGCTCTAAGACTATATGTAATTTATCTGAGTTTTTTTATATCTTGCAAAAGTTTAGTTTAGCAGAATCAAGTTATACGTTCTTGCAAATTGCAAAACATAGAGGCCAAGAGGTAGGGCATAAGTTTTTTATGCTTAGATATTTAGCGCAAAAGAAAATGATAGCAGAGGACGTTGCTGTAAAATTTAGCGAAGTAAATAAAGCTTTTCAAATGAGAGTAAGGCTTAAAGATAAATAGGGGTATGGATATGATTAACAACACATTAGCAATGAAATGTTTTAGACGGATGAGAGAAAAAGAACAATCTATGTTTGACGAAATTGCTGAGGATGTCGGTATCAAAGAATATTTAAGACCGCTGTGGCTAAACGAACTACTAATAGCAGACATTACTCAAATGGCCTACTGCGATCTGATAATAACCTATAGGTTATGTACTATTGGAGTTATTAGAGTAGATGTAATTTTAAAAAAAGTTTTTGAACACTGCTCTACTGTAGTGAATGCTATTGAAAAGTACCGCATATTTTTTGACAGTGAAAGTAAAATAATTCTACTTAGACATGGTATCGAAGCTGAAGACTTCGAGCATGTAGCAATTAACTTAGGGGGTAATTTATGAAACGTATTGCAATCATCGTGGGACACACATCAAAACGTCAAACATCAAAACGTCAAGGTGCTGAAAACTATTTAGGACAAAGTGAGTATGAATTTAATTCTATCATCGCTGCTAAAACTAGAGAGATATTAACCCTCACTTATGGGGTGCCCACTAATGTTTTATTTCGTAACCCTAATAAGAATTATACCGGTCAAGTCAGAGAAATTGTCAGAGAGGTGAAAGAACTAAAGGCAGATTATGCGATAAGTTTGCACTTTAACGCATCTGTTGGTGCGAAAGGATGCGAAGTACTTGTACCTGAATCAGCAACAGAGATAGACGATCATTTTGCAGATACCATTACCGACATGCTTAACGAGGAACTCAACATAGTTGAACGACGAGACGATGGTGTGTTTGAAATAGATTCAAGTCATAACGGTGCTTACATGCTCTACTCGCTTAACAGTGCGGGGATACCTTGTGGATTAGTTGAGCCTTGTTTTTCGCATGAGTCACTAGAAGCTAGAAATATATTTGAACGACCTGATTTTTATTCTGATCTATTAGCAAGAGCAATTGTTAAAGGTTTTAAAATAGATGCGTCCATTCTTACAGACGATAAACCTATTGGACCAGCACAAGATATATTGCTTATACGAGGCGACGCTGTTGAGTTAGCAACTAAAGTTATGGCAATGAATTTAAAGTTTCTAGAAGACTATGCAAACAATGACTGAAGTATTAGCTCTCATACTTATGGGAGTTTACTTTTTATTTGTAAGCTATGCGGTTTATAAATTATATAATTTATATAATAAGAACAAACGAAAACTTAAACATTGGGAGGATTTATGACTGAATACTTTAATGCAATATTACCGTATCTCATCGCTGTTTTAATAGCGTTTTATATAGTTACTTATAACTATGCAAGGCTCAATGCAGATATACGAATAGAGAATTTACTCAGGGAAATTGTTCTTAATCTAGAGGACATTGAAGAAGAAATTGGGAGGAAAAATGATTAACAACGTAACACTTTTAGGACGACTTGGGCAAGACCCACAATTAGAAACAACCACATCAGGGCATAGTGTTTGTAAATTCACAATCGCTACTAACCATAAATACAAAGATCAAGAAAATACTACTTGGCATAACATTGTCGTATGGGGCAAGAGTGCTGAGAATTGCTCACGCTATTTAGTAAAAGGTCGGCAAGTTTATATTAGTGGTCGAATTGAAAATAGAACCTTTGAGAAAAAAGATGGTGGAGGTAAAGGATTTGTTTCCGAAGTGATTGCTGAGAATGTTCAATTTCTTGGTAGTAAAAGCGATAGCTCAGGACAGCAAAAGCCTAATGACAACATGCACGGCGACATTCCATTTTAGCGAGGCTTAGACGTTTAAAATATAAAATAGGTAGTTGGACAAGGGTTTAGTGGTTTAAATTGATTCTAACGGCTATTACGGTGCTGGTTTGAGCTTAGAATGGATTCCTTGAGGCCGTGTAAAAGCTACATTTTGATAAACAACCTATGCGCATAATGTTAGATAGTTTACTGGGAGGATTAATTATGAAAGATACAATTTCAAT